ATGGACATTTATTGAGGCATTTCTATCAGCTTTAGTCATAAGCCCAATGGCTGGTATTGAAGCTAACGCACTACAAATTGCAGCTATTGCAGGTGGTGGTTCAGCATTATCAGTAATCAAAACATTCGCTAAGAAAAAAATTAGTTAGTAGAAATTGTCATTCCTTTGTAGTAAACTGTCAATGACAGGGCAAAGGAGGACAGATGTCCAAGAATAATATACCTGAAGAATGGGGTAATAACTTCTATAAATCAGGATGGCAACCAGGTCTGGAAGTCAATGAACAAACTGGTATGGGTGAGATTACTCATGTTGGCACAGACCCTAATTACAGACAGAAATTTGACCAGATACTAGAAGGTTGGGGTTTTGACCCTAAAGTCTATGAAATAGAAGGTTCAGTCAGAGCTAGTAGCTGGAACGCACAATTAAAAGGTGGTCAAACGACTACCTTTTATGCGTTTAAAGGGATAGTAAAGAAGAAAAGACCTGGACACGATAAATATTTCCAACAATTATTTAAACAAGCAGGAAAAAAACCTCCATTAAAACCTAAAACTTTTGGTGGTGATACTGCTTTCTTGTTTTTTATGGCTGATTGGCAATTAGGTAAGAAAGATTATGGCGTTGAGAATACCCTTAAACGCTACGAGGTTGCCCTACAAGATGCAGTAAATAGAATTAAGGAACTGCGTAAGGCAGGTGTCAAAATAGATGAAATATATATGATTGGACTAGGTGACCTTACTGAAAACTGTTATGGATTTTATGATAGTCAACCATTTAATATTGAGTTGACAATGATAGAACAATATGCGTTGGCTAGGTCAATGATTATGAAAACTATTGATACATTCTTACCTCTTGCAGATAAGTTAGTACTAGCTGGTGCGCCTGGTAACCATGGTGAAGCATCTCGTTCTCAAAAAGGTCAAGTTGTTACTAATAGGTTAGATAACACAGATACTATGCACTTGCAGATATGTGATGAGATAATGAAAGCTAATCCAGAACGCTATGGCAAAGTCACAGTAGAAGTACCTGATGGCTTTCATCAAGTAATGGATATCAAAGGTATATCTTGTGGTTGGACACATGGACACATGACTTCTGGCTCTGGTAATCCTGAAAATAAAATAGAAAACTGGTGGAAAGGTCAGATGTATGGCTTTCTTCCTGCTGGTGAATGTAAAATTTTAGTTACAGGACACTATCACCACTTCAGAGCGAAGCAGCAAGGTGACAGAACCTGGTTTCAATCACCTAGTTTAGATAAGTCTATTGATTTTACTGCTAGAAGTGGTATGTGGTCACATCCTGGAGTGTTAACCTTTACAGTTAATGAAAAAGGTTGGGATAATCTTAAAATTCTGTAGTACATAGTGCCACAGAGATAAATAAACCTCTTAAAACGCAACCTCGTGGGTGTAAATACTCAATGTTTATAGGCTTTTAGCTATACTTCGTACAAACTATATTTTAATGTTAATTCTGTGAGTGGTGGTATAACTTCTTTTGTGTAAAGAAATTTTGTACCTGTGTAAGCAGATTTTGTTATTAAATAACAGTTAGGATTGTCGCTGTGATTAATAAAACCACCTAATGGAGTACGAAGATAGTGGTTAGGCTCATCCCACTTCCATATATGGGTCAAGCCTAACGACTTCTCTGCTGGTATCTCTTTAATTGCAAACAAACCTAAACCTTCTATCTTGCTGGGCATAATTGTTAGACAATCTGGTAGTGGTCTGTAATTTTCTGTCATAATATTTTAGAATGGAAGTATTTTATACTTCTTCTCTACTCCTTTAAAGTCTTTCTCGTGATACACATGATGTTCTTTTACTTTGTCCCACATTTCTAGGACCTGTTCAAAAGAATACCATTTTACCTCTGCTGTTCTAACATTAACATACGAGATGCCAACAATAACTTCATCATAATCTTTAGCTCTGTCATACATCTCTCGTAGCTTTACCATATCAGAAAACTTTATCTTCTTTGTTCCTTTTACTTCTGATAAGTACAACTTATTTTTTAAATTAAAGATGTAATCAGGAATAGTTATGATGTCTGTATAGTACCAAAAGTAATCAATACTATGTTCCCATGGGCTAGTTGCAGATTTTAGCCAATCTTTCTGCTTTACTAACCCTAAGTCTGTAAGGTGTTGTTCAAAAATATCTTCTGCTTTCTTCCCAACACCTCCTTCTACCCTGTCCTGGTAATCCAGTTCGCTATATTCCATTATTCTTCTTCTTGTATGTTTGTAAGTATCTGAATATTAGGAAGTATTGCTAGTAATTGCTGTTGTCCAGTAGGTAAGAGAATACTTTTTCCCATAAATAAAGGCACTCCCTTATCATTTTTTCTATTCAACAGTTCTGCAATCAGCATACCCTCTGTTGCTTTTGTTATTGATACATCAATCATCTTTTATTTCCTCGCTTTCTAAAATCAACCCATACTTCATAATCAAAATGGTAGTTCACTTGTTTTAGTTCCCTGCTCAACTTCTTTAAGTAGTGCATGGCATACTCTCCATTCCCATTCGTAGGGGTTTGACTCATTCGTTAACTTATATCTCTGTCCACAAAAAAGATTTCCTTGACTGTCTGTGTACCTAACCTTATCTTTGTTTTGACAGAGGATTGGTGCTTTACATTCCCTATCAGGTAAAGGAGGTACATCAAAGTTGTAACCAGGATACTTTTTTTGTAATTTATCTTTAAGTTTCTTAACACTAAAGATTTCTCCAGCACTTTCTAAATCCATTCTTCTGGTAAGTCATCATTACCTACCCACCAACCTTTACCACAACCATTGCTCTCACCATAGTTGCTACAGGCGAAGTCAGGTATCTTAGAATACTTTGGCTCTTGTGCCTTCTTCTCTCTATTGTCCTCGACATTACCACTTTCATTACAAGCTGGGCATACCTTAACTTTATCGTTATCAAAGACAACATCAATAATGTTCTCATCTTCCAACTCTTTTTCTACCCTGTCGAGAAACTTATTCATATCTGCATCTGTCCAGTTGTTAACATTATCGCTAACTTCTGTGGTTTCAACCATATCGTTATAGACTTTGGTCTTAACTTCCTGCATTTTCTTTTTGTTAGGTATCATCTGCTCTAGTATCTCATTTATCTGGTCACCTACAGATTTCTTACTAGCCCCAATGTCCTCTGCAAATTTCTCTGCACTTTCAGTAGTAGTCTTAGCTACCTCTTTTTTTGTAGGAGTTTTAGGTTTCTCCTCTTTGACTACCTTACTCATCTCTTGCTGACTTGGTCTAGGCTTATTACTGCCCTGATATTTCCAGTTCGCTAATGCTCTACCAATAGCAGATGTTTCGCAGTTCTCTACCCACGCATCTGTATTAGCAAATCCACCTTGTCCTTTAGTTTCTTGTGCTATCCCTGTAGATATTGGATTACTGTCATTCTCATTCTTATATACAAAAGCTCTGATTGTTACACAACTACCATCATCAGTTTCGTGTACCACTTCTGTAAATATTCTGCCTTCTGGATTTTCTTTCCAGAATACTTTTAATCTATCCTCTACTGTTTCATAATTTTCTAAGTTAAACTTAGCCATTATTCCTCCTCTGTTTTAATTGAATTGATAATTGCAAATATTCTTTGTCTAGTAACTTGCAAAATAGATGCAATCTTTATCATTGATATACCATTTTGGTATGCCTGTACGACAATTTGTTGTCTTTGTTCTAGCAAGTTATCCAAATTGTGTTGGCTTAGGTCTATCTGATGTTGTACATCTTTAAGCGTTACTTCAATATCAGTACTATCTACCACTTTACCTCCCATTATTTTGTCTTTATTTAATTATTTACTGTAATCAATCTAACTATGAATGCAGATTTATGGTCATGGTCTTTTAACTCCCTGACTTTAATCTGGGCTTCTTTAAGAGTATTAAACTCGAACTCCATACTCCCACCATAGATTGATGTACTTAGTACCTTATACATTTTATCCTTATGTACATATCTACTGTCATTGTAACAGATGTTGTCGTGTAAACAACTATTATTTACTCCCTTCTTCTGCTTGGTCGTAACAAAAGTCGCACATAGGTCGTTCACCTGTTGTTATGTATGGCTCACTATCCTGCACTGTTACATGTTCAGTCATCATACATCTAAATATGTGTATCATTTTGATTTATCCTTATCGCTTAGTCCTATCCAATACGCTATGTTTGTCGTTCTATGTAGTAACCAACAGAAAACAACTGTTGTAGTCATAAGTGACAACCACTCTAATAATGCTGTGTTCATTATCTTTCCTCCATATTTTTATCTCGTTCTTTTTCTGTCTTGTACCAGATAAGGTCTAGTCCTGTATCAATACCAAAAATGTATCCATTATTGTTATCACCATAATATTTATCTAGTTCTTCTTCATACCAATTTAATTTCTGCATTATTCCTCCTCCTGTACTTCAACACATGCAGTCAGCTTTGTGTCAAATAAACTAGGTATTACTTTTATATCTTGTTGTGCTAACTTAATAGCGTGTTCTCTACTATCTGCTAAGTAGGTTCTATCGCTATCAAAATACACTACATATTTTTTCATTATTCCTCCTAATGTATTATGCTTTATGGATTAGTGAACTTTCCCAATTACTATATAAGTAGTTGGAGTTAGTTCCTCCATTTACTCCTCCTCTAACATCTACCATGTCGATTATGGCTCTAGTTCTAAAGGCATCTAAATTAAATTCATCTATTGCGTAACTGTTTTCACTTATAATAAAATTTACTGTATAGAGTTCTCTAACTATTGCCTGGTGTTTTCTTGTAGTCATTGAATAAAAATGATTACATAAAATCACCTTAGTTTCATTTAAGAATGTGTCATTCTCTACATCTACCACATAAGCAATAGGCGTATCATACGACACAATTAAATCGTATCTAGTGCCTTCTATTCTTCTTAATGTTGCAGTACTGTTCAACTTACGAACTTCCTGAACTTCGTTCACTTCTGGCATAGTTATCTTTGGTTCTTTGTATATTGTTTTCATTATTCCTCCTCTAAATGTTCTAACCATTCTTCAATAGTTGTATTTCTAATAAAAGTTTCTGCGTCAATGATATCTACTGCCTCAAACTCAATAGATAACTTGTAGGATTTTAAATTTAGTTTTTCTTCCATTATTCCTCCTCCTTATATTCATTCATAAATTCTCCATTTTCTAGAAAATATTTCATATCTTCCATTATGTGTTGTACTGTTTCTATTCTTCTGATTACATTGATACTGTCATCTTGTCCACCAGTACTCCAACCAACATGCCACTCACCAGAGTTACTAAATTCGCTTAGTGTTTTATCTCTACTAAGTGTAAAGTTATCACTACCCCACCAACCTTTAGCAGTATAACTAACTTTTATATGCCTATTGCTTTCGTAGTAAGTTCTTTGAATATCTTGTTTTGTTATATAGATATCCATAGTTTCTCTTTTAGCAGTCTTTAAGTCAACTGTTTCGTATATATTTTCCATTATTCCTCCTCGTTAATGTGTCAACACCACTATACAGATATATAATTATTAATCAATTTTTTATTTAACCTAATTTTATTTTGTGTTGACATCTGTTTACAAATATGCTAGTTAATCTTAGGCGCAATCTTAGGCGCAGACACCACTATATATAGTATGTGTTTAAATGCGTTTTAAGAGGGTGTATTGTCAATAGTGGTATACAATACCAGAATAAAAGAAAGCTGCTTAAATCGTCTCTATCGTGCAATTAGAGGTAAAAGAAAAACCCACCTTTTAGGTGGGTTCTCCTCGTACTTAA